TGCTTGTGGCGTCGAATGTGACGGTCTGAGTATTCTGGCCATAGTTACCACCACTGGCATCGCCGTCTGATGGCTCGGCTCCCCAGGTCGCGAAGTCCTCGCCCTCGATCCAGATGTCCGCATCGGCCAACCTGCCGTCGTGTCTAGCACCGGCCCAGAACTCGGTGTGGACCTCTCCCTCGGTCGCCTGGACTTGGAGCCTGCCGTTGACATCACCAGGCACGCCATAAACATCGACATAATTGGTATGGGCCTGGGCGGCGTCATCGAAGTGGTTGGCGATGGTCCTACTTGATACCCAGGCGGTCGGGACCGTCGCGGCTTGCACGGCGATGCAGGCATCGACATAGCAGGTGCCGGTCGCGCTGGATGCCGTAGCCTCCAGGTGCGGCTTGAACACGGCGGCGGTAGTGGAGCTTGGCACCGTCTGGCCTTCGATCTTGACCAGGGTGAAGGCTGAATTGGTGGACGTGACCTCTACGGTCGCGGTGCTGCTCCCGCCGGTGTATTCGATGTCGCGGACGAACTTGCAGTTGCTCAGTGCGGTGACGTAGACCCAGCAGCCAAACGACCACGTCTCCGCAGCATCCACGTCGGGCAGGGACTGATTCCTCTCGATGACCTGGCCGCTCCCTCCGGAGTTGGTCATCACGAGCTTGCAGCTTGCGCTCCCGTACTTTGCCTGCGTCGTATCACGGGCCGTTGTGCCGGTCGCGGTCTTGCTCTCAGTCCAATCGGCGAGGGCTGTCCCGGCGACCTCGTAGGACGGGTCGAGGACGTAGTTCTCGATCGTCTCCTCGGTCCCTTGCCAGTACGGGTCGACGTCGAGGGACAAGGTGCAGTGGACGAGCTTGGGGTTGGTGGATACCAACCGGACCGCGCTCCTATCCCCTGCCCCGACCGTGAACGTCCCGTCCTGAATGTCTATCGCATACGTGCTGCCATCGCCGGGTGAGTATTGGAGCTGCCACTGGTTGCCGACGCCGGAGAGCGCGTAGGCTCTGGCACGTTCGATGGCGTTCTGGATGTCGCGCAGCGCACTGGTGAGGAGGGCGAGCGTGCTTGCCGTGACGAGCACATCGGCTGAGATCGTGCGCTTCCCTTTGGCGTGACCGGTGATCCCCCAGCTGCTCATGAAGATATTGCCATGCTCGGCCCGGAGCACCTCCGGCACACCCAGGTCCAGCGTCTCGGTCCGTACCATATAGGTGGACCCGGCCAGGTCGTGGGTGGTCGTGCCGTCCGTAAGCGTCAGAGTGATCGCCATCAGCTAGACCGCACCTGTTCCTCTTGCTTTGCCATCCGACCGATGCCGGACCCGACCAGCGCACCATCGAGGAAGACCTGGACCGTCATCGGACTCTGGCCTGCTGGCGTGACCGTCTCGCCACCGTGGACGATCGCCATTCGGGCTTGCCCGGTCGGCCCTGGGACGACGCCCCCATGGGCCAGCGAAGGGAACCCCTCGACGGCTGCGCCCGTCACACCCGCAGCGACCAGGGCAGCCTGCGCTCCGGCCATGATCTCTGCCAGCATGGGCAATTGACCGAGCATGGCCTTCGTGGTCCCCATCTTGGGTAGACCTCGGAACGCCGCAGTCTCGGCCATCATCTCCTTCTGGAGCTTCTGCTGTGCCTCCAGCTCCTTCTTGATTTTCTCTTCCGTATCCAGCTTCTTCTGCAATGTATCCACGTGCTGTCGGAGTAGATCGGCCTGCTGGTGGTATTCCACGCGGAGCTTGTGAGCGGCTATCACCTCTTCTTTGCCGAGGTCGCCTGTCTGGATCTTCGCCATCTCGTCCTGTGCCATCTGCTGGGCCTTGATGATCCCCCGCCTGAAGTCCTCGATGTCCAGGGGCTTTTCGGCAGCGGAGACGGCAACCCCCAGGGCCTTCTTGAACCGCTCTGCCTCGGTCATCAGCTTCGGGAAACTCTCGACGACCGTATCCATGGCCGTGCCAATCCCCTCGGTACCCTTGGCAGACTCATTGAGGGCTTCCAGGAGTTCGGCGTGTTTCTTTTTCAGTGCCTCCGTGGCGTCTGTCGCATCAACCGTCGGGAAGACGAACTCCCCGATCTTGTCCTTCAGTCCGCTGGCAGCCTCCTTGGCCCCGTCGAAGGCTTCCGTCGCCTTCTCTTTGACCGACTCGAAGGCGTGACCGGCCTCCTCCTTGATATCGCCGAATGTGTTTTTGAGAGTTCCTCCGACCGCCTTTGCCGCACCATCCAGTGCCTGGATAGCCTCGGTCTTGCCCAATATGCCCCACAGCTTCCGTACCGCGCTGATCAAGGGTTCCAGCTTCTCACGCACCGCCTCGACCTTCTCAACAACGACCTGCTTGAACTCGGTGAACTTTTCCTTCGCCAGGTCAAGCCCTTTTTTCACGAAGCCGATGATGTGGTCCCAGTTCTTCCAGATAATAATACCGGCGGCGACCGCGCCCGCTATGAGTGCAACCACTCCGGCCACTGGGAGGATGGCTGCGGATAACGCCGTGAACCCTCCTATCAGGGCTGGCAGGAACCCAATCAGAAGGAGTATCGGCCCACCGATCAGACCGAGGCCGGTTGCCGCAGCCAGAGCGATGGCCCCGATCTTGAATATCTGGGGATTCAACGTCTGGACTCGTTCGGAGAGGCTCTGGATGAATCCCACCAGAGGTTCAATGACCGGCAATAGACCTATTCCGATCTTCTCCTTGAGGTCACTGGTGGCATTTGCCATCTGGATGAGTGGGTCGGCGTCTGCCTCGGCTGCACCGCCGACGTCAGCGAGAAGCATTGCGATACGTTCCGCTGGCCCCTGGGCATCAGTGAACTCGATGGACGTTCCTCTGATGCGGTTGGTCACCCCGGCCAGGGCTGGCCCCATTGTGTCGACGACAGAGCTTAGGTCACGGCCAGTCAGGGATGCGATATCCATGGCAGCCGGGAGGGCTTTCAACGCGAGTTCTGTCGACCCCAGGGTTGGGACTAATTTCGCCAATGCGCGTATCTGTACCTCATCCCCGAAGTTTGTCTTCCGCTGGAGCGCAGCGGTCGTGGCCATGATTTCCTGTTCCATATTCCCGAACGATTCTCCCGCGTTATCCATGACCGCGGACAGGGTGTTGATGGCCTTCTCCTGCTCCAAGGCGGCATTGACGAACCCCTTGATAGCGATGACGCCACCGGCACCCATTGCCGATAGACCCACACCAGCGATCTTGGCCCCGCGGCTGATCCCCTCCAGGCGTTGCCGGAAGCCCTTCACCGCCCGGTCGGCGTCCTTGGTGTCAGCCCCGACCGTTATCCTGACTTCATTCGCCATTGGGTTCTCCGGATTCCTCGCCCGATTCCTGTAGAAGGATCATGCTATGCAGTATCCGGTCCGCGTCCTCGGCCATCATGGCACTGGGCAGACAGTGATACCGCTGGCACAGCCTGTCGATCATCCTGGCCTCGGTCAGCTCCCAAGGCTCGTTGACAGGTTCGCCAGTGCCTCGGTCGACTCCTCCTCCGACCCACCGCCACCGTTGTACTGCGCGGATAAAGGGGCTGGTGGATGGACCACCGCCTCGATCCATCCACCCATCAGCGCGGTGACCAGGCCGCTGTCAGCGACCTGGCATACGCCATCGCCCGTGGTCGGGTAGGGTCTACCTTCGTCGTCGACAAGGTTCCACTCGGCCAGGAACTCATCGCCGAACCGTTTCAGGGCTTCGACGCTCGTCTCGGCACTCGTGTCCTCGGAGTTCTTTTGATACCAGAAGAGAGTCGCGAACGGGACCGAGGTGATGACCGTCGCCTCCACGCCATGCCACGGCGAGCCTTCGGCAAAATCCACAATCGCCGTCCTTTTCGCGACCCTAAATGCCTCTTGCTTTCTAGAGGTCATAGAGCCTCCTCCCGTAGTTATCCAGTACCGGCGTCTAGGACGCCGCGCTATGGGCGTCCTAGACGCCTCCTACGACCTTATGCCCAGGTCGGGACGACGCCACCGGCCAGCGTGCCAGGGCATGACCAGGTGAGTTCTCCGGATGCGGCACGGGTCAGGGCGTAGTCGTTGAAGAACGTCTCATTCGGCAGGCTTTGGCCCGACACGGTAATCGTCACCGTCCGAGCGACCGAGGACGATGGAACTGTGGAAAATACAGCGTGGGCCACGTTGCTCGCATCGTCGAAGACGCCGTTGATGGTGCAGCTAAAATCAGCGAGCAGCTGGAGCCGCTCCTCTGCGGACTTGTCCAACCCAGTGACGACCTGGATGTTCCGAGGGGTGGACAGGCTGAAGTCCGTGATATCGTTAGAGATCGTCCGCGCCGACCCGCTGCTGTCATCCACCGCAATCGACATTGCTATCCCACTTTCCTTAGCCATTGATAACCCTCCTCAAACGTCTTAAATGGGCGTCCGAATCCTCGACGAACGCATCCCCGTCCGGATATATCAGCGTGCGGCCTCCCTCCATACGCCCGATGTCGAATACGGGATAGCGTTCATAGTGCCTGTCAAAACAGTCCTGCCCTGCGCGAAAATAAAACGTCACCATGCCAGGACTTTCGATGCGCTCTGTATATTGTTTCCTCGTTCCTCCGGTCCGTATCAAGTCGATGAGGTCTTGCTGGGCCGGTATCGCCAGCACCACCATCCATCCATGCTCCTGGTTCGGGCATCTCGCGACCGTGCACGATATCTGCCTCTCCGCTCCACGGGCCAGCTTCGCCTTGAATTTAGTCTTGCCGCTAGGAGTAGGTGACACGATCAGTCGATTCCCCGCGCCTAAAACTGACGGTGAAACTCACCGGGTTGAATGTCCCTGTAGAAATGACGCGCACGTACCGCTCCACCGTGCCGGAGACAGTCACTCGCTCCGACCCGACGGCGGTGACCTGTGTGAACGCCACGAGCGTCCCCCAGGAGGACCCGTTGCTGGAGTCCTGCACCGTTGCGGTGAAATTGGAGCCTGTGAAACTTGTCACATGGAGGATAGCCTCCGCTCCAGCGGTCGTCTGCGCGGACTGATCGAGCGTCGCGCCGTTGGCCGCGCCCGTGTCGGTCTTCGACCCCGGCGTCAGCATGACGCCCCAGGCCGGGGCCACCCCGTCATTGAGGCTCTCGATGTCGAAGGAGAGCGCACCGTCTGCCGACCGGCTCGGGTCGTAGCTCGTGGACAGCCCTGACATCATGCCTGCTTTGTCACCGACGGTGGCCCCCATCGCCCACGTGAAGACGCTCGCAGCCGTCGGTACTCGGCTGGCGAGATGGGCTGCTCCCGCCGCATCATTGAACCAGACGTTATATGACACATTGCCACCGACCAGCCCCTGCACCCGCTCCATCGCCGATGAATTTATGCCGGTGACATCCAGCACAGCCACCGGCGTCGACCAGGAGCCGATAGAGGACACATCGCCGGATACATCGTAGACGCCCTGGAAAAACTGCTCGGCTAACCCTGTACTCTTGGCCATAATCCCTCCCTATGCCGACTGGGTCGCGCTGCCGTCCACGATCAACGGGACGGTTATGTCACAAGTCCTGAACATCGTGGTCCCGATGCTCACGTAGCCATATTGTGCATTGAAGCCCTGCCCGTACTGTCCCGCGATATCGATCGCCCTCATGGTCGCGCCCAGGTCGAACTCCCCGATCAGGTTGCTCGATATCTGCGAGACTGCCAGGGCCATCTCAGTCTCCACCTGTCCCGCGTCATCACCCTGGCCGAAGGCCGCTCGGCGGTAGAGCCGGACCGTCACCACGTGCTGCTCTATCGTCGTGGAGAGCGTCAGCTGCACCACGCTCGCACTCGCCATATAGATCGCCGCGTGGAGCTTGTCCGTGGCGTCCGGAGGGCTGGACGGCTCGCCGATCCGCGTCTCGGAGACATAACCGGTCCTCGCTATATGCGATGCGATGGCGTCCAGGGTCGCCTGGATGTTAAAGGCCATCAGGCATTCATCCTTCGGACGAACCGCTGGATGTATGCATCAAAGACCTTCTTCGACCGCTTCTGGAGGTACTGCTTGGTCATCCGGAACTGGGCATATCCCTTGAAGCGCGTGCGCTGATTGCGTGAGCTTGCGCCCTCCAGCCACGGGCCATAGATCACTCTCCCATCGTCAATGACCGCTCCCAAGTTCTTGAAAGTGGTCGAGATGCTCCGGCGGTAATGACCTGTACTAGCTTGCCCCTTCTGCGCCTGTGCAACCGTCAGGAACACGCCGCTGCTATCGTCCTCCAGGTTCGTCGAGCCTTGTGGCCGGAACTTCAGGGCCAGTCGTTCCTCGCCCATCTGCACCAGCTCCTTGACCGCGCCGTTTATCTCCCGGTCCAGGTTCGGTCCACCGGCCCGGAATATCGGCCCTGTCATATCCATGGTCACATCAAACCGCATCAGAGCGCGTACTCCCTGGCTCTGAGGTATTGCTCGGTCACTCTCATCGACAGCGCGCTCAACTCCCGACCGGTCATCTCGATCGATGCGTCCCCGACACCGATGGCACGGCCCCAGGCCGCGGCCTCCTGGGTGTAAGCGGCGATCGCCATCGCCATCGTCAGCTCGCGGATCGGGCCGGGTGGACGGTAGGCAGAGACGGCGGTGGAGTCGGCATGAACCGCCCCGGTGGTCCCGTTGACCCCGCGCTCGATGGTGAGCGTGCGGAAGATATGGATGGCGGTGTCGTTATTGTGGGCCGCGAGCGTCGTCCCGTTATAGGCTCGCTCCACCGTCAGGACCGTGGAGGTCGTGGCCCGGACCAGCATCTCCTCGCTGTCCACCCTCACGATCTCGCCGACGCTGATCCCGTGCGTCCCTCCATCCACCGTCACGTTCTCCGATTTGTCGGCGGTCAATGCACCATTGACGAGGATGGATGCCAGGGCCGCGGCGGTCTTCTCGGACACGAAGACTTGCTCGCTCTCGATCAGGAGCGTATCGCCGACGTTGATCCCGCTGGTGAGCGATCCGTTGGAGCAGACCATCTCGGTCGCGGTGGCGTCGGAGGATAGCCCGGAGGAGACGGTCCCGACTGATGTCGTGTCCGCGCTGAAGCCCCAGGAGCCAGCAACACTGATCGACCGCTGTGAGGTATCACCGGCTTCGAAGGATGCGGTACTGCTGATGTCGATCTCTATGCGGTTATACGGAGGGGAGGAGTTGACCGGCTCTAGGAAATAGTCGGAGGAGGAGATAGTCGTGGGGCTGGAGTCCTGGGCCTTGGTCTGGAGTGCGGAGACGGAGATCAGGTCCGCATCGAGCCAGAGGATGGAGCCGGTGCCATAGATACCGGGCCACCGAAAGAGGCGGGTCTGGGTCTTGGGGACGAACCAGCGGTGGGTCGCGTTGTCGATGTCGCGGCTGGCGGCCTCGATGAGCCGGTCGATGGCCTCATCGTTCTCGTTGCCGTTGGATCGGACGGCTCGCTTCACACCCTCACGGGTGGCGTACCAGTTTGGCACATCCCCTGCTTTCTAGGACGGGCCACCTATTCTATTTCGTCAGCCTGTCCAGGTATAATTCCCAGCCGGACAGTTTCTGATCCCGTCTGGCCGGATGTCGAGTACCTCACCATCGATGGGACAGGCGATCGGAGGCGTGGTCTGGGCCAGCCTCCGGTCCTCCTGCGTCCTCTTCCGGATATCCTGTAGCTGCTGCCAGGACATCAGCGATAATACATCCGCAGGACGCCCTCCTTGGTGTTCCCCGCGTTGCTTACCACAAGTGATAACGCGCCCATGAACGCGGCACCATCCTTGGCATCGCCACCGGTCAGCAACTGCTCGCTGTCCGATGTATGCCGGTTGGCGAGTCCTCCTGCCGCGATGTCGATCGCGTCCTCATCGTTGATCACGATGTCATAATTCGCGGTCGGGGCCGTGCTGCCAGGGTTGGTCGCGAATCGCAGGGCCACGCCACTCAGCACCTTGGTGTCCGTGCCGGAGACATCCCCGGACGCATCGCTGGTCCACGACCACTGCACGTATTTGACCGTCGCGTGGTCGGAGTAGGTAATGGTCACAGAGCCTGCCATCTACTCCTCCTCGGCCTCGGCCTCTTCTTCGGCAGCGGCCTCCTGGGCTACGTCCTCGGTCTGTTCCTCCACCGGCTCCTCGGCTGGCTCCTCCACTACGTCAGGCGGGGCCACCGCCGTACCAGCAGCGGCAGCGCGTTCGGCCTGCATGTTGGCGAGCGCACCGGGTTTGCCCTCGTCCCAGCTTGACAATACTCTGGGCATTCTTACGCCTCCAGGTTCACCTGACAGAATGTGAGCTTGCGAATGGTCATGACGTTGGCCGTGGCCTCGCCGGTGAGGAACTCCACGCTCAACCTTAGCTCCTCGTCGTTTGGGAGGTTGGTCGTCGCGGTCTGGGTGGAGGTCAATGAGCCGTTGACATAGCTGTACAGCGACTCGGCTGCACCGTCCCAGACGAACTCCATGTCGACAACGGTGTCGTCTGCCAATGTCGCGACATCCTCGGTCTTCGTTTCGGTGCTGTCCTTTTCGACGAGGAAGTCCAGACCAGCATCGCCGTCGACCGACTGGTATCCGATCCGGTCTGTGACGCCGCCGAGGATCGCGGTATCGGTGACGGCCAGCCCCGCGAAGAAGTCGGTCTGGTCAACGTCGTTGATACTCATCTTGAGCCGGAAATAGACCCAGTTGCCGGAGTTGAGCAGGATGCTCTCGCCGAGCAGCTGGTAACTCCCACCATCATTCTCGTCTGCGGCGCAGGTGATGGTGCTCGCGCCCCGCTCGGTATTGGATGCCGTCCATTCGGTAGTCCCGCTCCCAGCCTCCACCACCGTCGCCGTATAACCGAGGGGATCGGTCGCGTCCGGCTGACAGTCATGGTGCTGGAGATCGTAGAACTGGACGTTCTCACCGATGGCGTTAACGATCCGGTGCCTGTGGGTTTGGTAAAACAGCAACCCACCATTTTTATACTCACTATGCAAACTTGTAGCCACGTCGCAGCCTCCTCGCTGCGCCCCGTAAGGGGCGACGGTCTACTTGATGACGACCTGCTTGGGCCGTCCTAGTCGGCCATACCGCTCCGGTATCTTCGGAGGGAGTATCCTGGTGTTCAATATTGAACGCCCAGGCTCGACCCTCTGCCGGATCTTGCCCGTATGGCGGCAGTGCTGGGCTTGCGTACCAGCACAAGCGGCACTGCCGCACTCCGAGCAGACCAGCGCGTCGACCAGCATGGTTAGGTGATCGCCTCACGCGGCGGGTCAGCCGGATACTTGGGATCGACCAGGATCACCAGACCGGCCCCGTCCACGGGGTCGTTCGCCGACTCAGTGGCGACCATGCGGACGTACTTGTCGGTCCCACTCAGCTCGTCGGCTCTGATCTCCATCGCATACGCCTGGTTCGTGCCAGCGGTGGTCGTGAAGCCGCTGGAGGTAGCCGCGGTGATAGACCCCCAGGTGTTGCCACTGGTGCAGACGGCGTAGTTGAACGCGACTGCCGTCGAGGTGGTCGGGGTCGTATCGTCGCAACTCTCGATGGTGACCACTGCCGTCCCGGTCCCACCGGCACCTTCCACGAGGACGAACACCGCGCCGCCATAGTTCGCCAGCGATATGACGTCGGTCGTCATGTTGCCGTTGTAGATGTCCTCGTTCGCGGTGACTATCCCGGCGTGGTATATGTTCAGTTCCGTCAATGCACTACGTGCCATTGTTCATACCCTCCTTGATTCCGATTCTGTTACGACCTGGTCGCCAGGGCTACCGCCGGGCTGACGGTGTTGGAGCCGTTGCGCGGGGTCAGTGCGCTGTCGAGCCACATCCTCCCGTCGAGCCGCTCGGAGAACAGGAAGACCGTCTCCTGCGTGGTGAACCGCACGTGGGGACTGGCCGAGGTCGTGAGAGCCTGTCGGTCACCGATGAGGTAGTAGGACAGGTCCACGAGCATCAGGTCGCCCACGGTCCCCAAGGTCTTGCACTTCTCCGTGAAAATAATGGGGCGACCGTAGATGCTGTTCGGTGGCCCTCCAGCCACGTTGGACACCCAGACCGGGCCACCACCGGTGCCTACCGCCTGGGAGAGGCTGGCGAGTTGTGGGAAGGTATCGTTGTGGGCCAGCCACACGCTGTTCCCCAGACTGGAGGGAAGCATCCGCGAGTACATCTTGTCGAGGTTTTCCTTGACGATCGTGGTCGCCGCCTGGCCAGTCTCCTTGGCGACGCTGATGAGGCATTCGGAGTTCAGGATGCCCTGGGGCTGTCCTGCGCCGGTCCCGCTGATGAACGCCACATCCTCGAAATATGAGATGGCCTGGCCGAACAACCGGGTCAGGAGCGTCTCGATCGCGATGGCACTGTCCTGAACCAACTCGTTCGAAATCACCGTGTAGCCGGTCAACTTCTTCGCGTCGAGGACTACCTGCCCGAACGCGGGCTGGTTGGTGGATGACGAGATGTCCTCGCCCTCTGATCCCCAGGACGCCGACACGCCGCCGAACAGGTTGGATGCGTGGCTGGTGTCCTTGATCGAGGGGATGCGGAGGACATTCGACCCCATCGGCATCGTGAAAGCCCTGGGCCGGATCACCGACTGCTCCAGGGGGATCTGCATCAGGTCCGGCCGAAACTCCTCCGGGACCAGGAAGCCGCCCGTATCCCCGAAGTTCTCGCCCAGGTTCCGGGTGTGCATCAGGCGAGAATCGATCCCGAAGCCGTTCCCAGCCTCGAACACCTTCTGGAAGAACTCGCCCTTGCTCTTCCACTTCCCGTCCTCGCTGGCCCCAAGAGCATCCTCGTTGTACTCGGCCACCGGGAGCCTCTTGGCACCCGACCTGGAGAGTACATCGGCCACTGCCGCCTTGACCGCGTTCCCGGTTTGGGACTGGATATGGCTGTCCAATAACTCCTCCAGCTCTACCTGGCTATCCGGCATCCCATCCTTCATGATAGAACCTCCTCAAGTGCTGCTTCGGTCGCTGCCGCCGCCTCGGCGTAGGCGTCGAACTCCTGCCGGTCCTCCGGCTTGTCGCCGTCTCCGTAGTCATCCTCATCCACCGCCTCATCATCAGGGTCGGGGTTTTCATCGTCACCAGCGTCACCAGCGTCACCGATGTCCCGCTTGGGCTTCTCCCCGCGGCCCTTGTCGTCGTCGGTCGGTGCGGGATCGCTGATGCTGTCGAGCCGGTCCAGGACTATCTCGCTGAGGACGTCGATGATGTGCTCCACCTGCTCCTCCGAGAGCGTGGGCGAGTCCGAGTCCTTCTCCACCAGCCGCTCCTGGACGATCTCGGCCATGACGGGGTGGAGGTTGGGCGACTTGACCATGCGCTGGAGGGCATCGGGGTTGCTCGGTACGGTCACCGCGGACACCTCCAATAGCTCCTGGCCCTTGTACTCCATGCCCTGTATGCCGAAGCTGTCGTCCTTGTGGAGCGGGACCGCTTTGTCCATGTCGGGGATAAAGCCGACGCTGAACGCCAGGGCCTTCTCCTTCGCCAGCTCGAACGCCCAGTCGGCCTCCTCGTTCCCGCGCCCGATGAAGAACCTAGCGATGCCCTTCATACGCGTACCTACGACATCCATGGACTCCCAGACGCCGATCTGGGACCGGAGGCTGTGGTAGTCATGGGAGGAGAGGAGCACCGGGTGGGAGGAGAAGTTGCCGAGGTTCCAGCCCTCGGCCCGTATCACGTCACCGTCCCGGTCGATCGTCTCCGAGGACACGATAGCCGAGACACGACCGGTCGCCTCGTCCAGCACCTTGATGTCCGGGCGCATCACCTTTGTCCTGAACATCCGAACGCTCCTTGCCGCGCAGGCTTCCTCTGTCTCCCGCATCACCGTGGCGCAGTACCCCTGCGGGTCGCCCTTGTCCTGGTTGGCAGCGATGCAGGCGTCCATGTCGGCATACTCGCAGTCACCGCCGAAGGGCATCCCGCCTCCAAAACAAAAAGCCCGACCAGCAACCTCCGGTGGAGTTGCAAGTCGGGCCACACATGGGCCTCGCGGATGGCACTGGCTCACAGAGGAGCGCACACCGTCACTGGGTAGAATACCACTGATGTCAACCCTAGGTACGCCCTAGGTACGCCGTGGGTATGCCCTAATGGCGACCCTTGAGGATGCCCAACTTACCGCCGAACCGCGCCCACTCGCTCACGCTGACCTTCCCGTCAGCCAGCATCGCTTGACCATAGAGGATGGCGGCATTGCGCTCCTCCGCGGTATCGAGACAGCTGACGATCCTCTGGGCCAGCAGTATCATCTGCCGTTTGTCCTCCGGCACGAACCTCAGCAGCCAATTCATGGCGACACCTCCCATTCATGCTTGCACCGGCGACACCGGACCGGCGTCCCGTATGCGACGTTCGCCCCGTGCTTGCGGTTGCACTGGGGACAACGGACTTCGGCCCGAATCATGACTAGCATCCGAGGCCGGGGAGGATTGATGATTTCAATATCCCCAATACCAAAAAGCCATTTCGCTCTTTTTGAGGCTTCGGGCCGTTCAGGCATGGCTACTCCTTCACCAGTATGTCCAACATCGTAATGCCGTCTTCAATCTCCTCCACACCTACCACCCTATACCGCAATCCTCGCCGCAGGATAACCTCTCGTTCCTCGATATAGCGAGCAGCATCCCCTAGAGCTAGACCAAATTGCTCTCCCTCGGCTCCCACGGTACGGAGCACGGCCCGTGGAGTGCCAGCAGGCATTAACTCCGTCTCCAGTGTCCGAGCGATATCACTATCGAGGGTGAAGGATGTAAAGGCTTTGTCGCGGAACTCAGTCCCTATTAGCGTATTTAAATCATCCGTCCCAAAAACCTCCTGGGGATTTCCAACGCTCCTCCATAGTTCTGTATTTCGGACATCAACATCCCCATAGCGTAGGATTGCATCATCCATTTGGCCTATCGTTTTCTGTAATTCGGGCGGTACAACCCCCGAGCGAAGTCCACCGTTGATATCTACAAAGTCACTTTCCGCGTATCTATTGAGCGTGTCGTACTGAACGTCTGATGCAGCATCTATGCCGCCGCCTTGGTGCTCCAGCGCACTGGACGGCGGCACATCCGTGACAATTGAGTCCTCGCTGATCGGAGTGTCGCGGTAGAGGACGGTACATCGGCAATTCGGGTGTTGCGGGATGGTTTCGTCACCAGAAGGGAAGATTGCATCAATGGGTATCCAGCCCTCCGCTGCGTTGATTGCACACAATTCGCTGACTCCCACATCGCCCTGGCTGATCCATCGCTTCTGGGTACGGCCTTGGCTCTTGGCTGCGGTCTTCTGGCCGTTACCCAGGGCCGTGGATGTCTCGGTCCGGGCCACCATCCTCGCCCGTTCACGGCTGAAGGCGACGTCTCGCCGGAGGTTGCGTTGCAGTGTGCCGAGCGATTCGCCCTCCCTTATCGTCTCGGCCACCAGCCCGTTGACACGGTTGCGGGTGTATCGCTCCAGGTTGAGGTCGCCGTCGATCCGCAACAGTTTCTTTCCGCGTTCCTCGGCGAATAGGGCCGCGAGCCGCTGCACCTCTGGGATGGGCATCACCGGTGCCTCTACGACCAGGACCAGCGTGAACGCCTCGGTCAAC